GGCTTGCAGGGGCGAACGCACATCGTTCATAGGGGGTCAAAGGGGTCAGAAACCTGTCTGCCAGGCACGGTTTTTGCAAGATCCGTGAGTTATTTTAACCTTTTACAGGAGGTCACAACCACATGAATCTCACTCGAATCAAGGAAATATGGGTTGCTTTAGTCCCACTTCTGGGTCGTTTTAGGGCGTTTATACGGGAGCTTCGGATATTTACAGTCCTCCGGGCGACGCTCCCTAACCTCGGCTGGCGTAGGTCCATTACAGTCAACGCCCTCGCCGCCGAGCGGAATCTCTTCGTTTCCTCCCCCGTATCCATTGGCCCGACGGAGCGCCGACGTATGATCCGTGAGCTCCAGAAGTCCCACGGGGTTACCGAAGCTCAGATAGTGCTCCTTGAGAATGGGGTGAAGCTCTCCTGGATGCCTGAGACACGGCCCGCATCGCCCCTTGAATCTATGGACCTCCCAGACGTCTCGGATCTATGTGTCACCTGCGACAGGCGATTCAGTTGTGCGGGTACCTTAGCGAACGGAGGCCGTGTCCATATACTATGCTCTGCCTGGAAGCCAAAAAGTGACTAATGCCAACGCCCTGCCCCTGTCCGAGTGTTGGGAGCCGGGGTGCCACGTCCTATGTGCCACTCGCCACTGCCCGGAACACACGAGGACGAGATCACAGGGCTATGGTCCACGGAAGCATAAGAACTATGGCCGGCAGTGGAACAAGCTCCGGAAGCACATACTATGCAAGGAAGAGAATTGGTACTGCCGGTATGCATGTAGCCCACCCTGTTCTTCAGTGGCTACAGTGGGCCACCACATCGTCCCTGTAGAGGAGGGCGGGGCGCTACTCGACGAGGAAAACGTGCTTCCGGTCTGCCGGGATCACCATGAAATAATCCACGGGAGGAAGAGAAATGGGAACTGAACCGACAATTGCGTCGAGAGTGGGCCAGCACAGAGGCATAGGGGTCAAAAAAACCTATGGCCCCTAAACCGAAGACCAAGTCCCAGAAGAAGGGGACCTCCACGTCCGCTGGCCGTAAGAATGACCTAAGTGTTGAGTTCAAGCCCATTATGGGAACTCCCGACCGCCCGGCCTATCTCAAGGGTGCGGCGAAAAAGGAGTGGGACCGACTCACGGTCCTCCTGGATAAAGCTGGACTCCTGGCACAGACGGACGCCGCCGCCATAGGTGGATACTGCTACTACTACGGTTTCTGGGTCAATGAGACCAAGAAGCTTGAAAAAGAGGATGCGGTGATATCCACAAAATCAGGGAACCTGATCCAGAATCCTCGACTTGGTATAGTGAATGCCATGTATAAACAGATCCTGAGGGTTGCTATCGAACTAGGCTTTACTCCGGCCTCCCGTGGGCGAGTGAATATCAAGCTACCAGATGAGCAGAGTGATAATCCGTACAAAGCCGGGGGCCTGTGATCCATGGCTTCCATACGTAAGGCGAAGAAACCTGCGCTGAAGGGCGATTACACGCCTGTGAAGGTCGCCAATGCGTACATAGAAGATGTCCTCTCGGGCAAGGTCGATGCCGGAAAACTGGTCCACGCCGCTTGCCGTCGCCAGGTGGAAGACCTTCAGCGGAAGGATTTTCGCTGGCGCTTCGACAAGGAGGCCGCCTCCCGCGTTGTGCGTTTCGTTGAACTTCTACACCACGTTAAGGGTGAGTGGGCACTTGAAGCTAAGCTCCTGGTCATGGCGCCTTGGATGTGTTTCATCCTTACCACGGTTTTCGGGTGGGTAGATAAGAAAACCAGGTTCCGTCGATTTCGAATGGTCTACTTCGAGGTACCGAGGAAAAACGCGAAGACCACGATCAGCGCGGCTGTAGCTCTGTACGCGTTTTTAGCAGACCGCGAGGCCGGGGCCGAGGTATATAATGCGGCCACTACGCGGACCCAGGCCCGCATCGCTTTCAACATCGCCCGCTCAATGGTCCGTAAGAATTCGGCCCTTCGTAGCCACTACGGGGTAAAAACGTACAGGTACAGTCTGGCAGTAGAACGTACTGACTCGGTATTTGAGGCGCTGTCCTCGGATGGGGACACCCTTGACGGCCTCAACCCCCACTTTGCGCTTGTGGACGAGTTCCACGCGCACAAGAAAAGGGACGTATACGAGGTGATTCGATCCGGGGTCGGGGCACGCAAGCAGAGTTTAGTATGGCTTATCACAACGGCTGGCACGGATTTTGCAGGTATATGCTTTGAACTCCGGGGCTACGCCGAGACTAATTTAACCGCCCCTTGGACAGAACGAGACGAAACGTTTTTCTCCATCATTTACACCTTAGACAAGGAGGATGATTGGAGGACGGAGAAGGCCTGGCGAAAGGCAAATCCGAATTACGGAATCTCGGTGGACCCGGACGACATGTTAAGTCAAGTGAGAAGGGCTATAAATGTACCTTCGGCAAGGAACTCAGTTTTGACCAAGCACTTTAATATATGGTGTAACGCCACTGAGTTATGGGTCTCTGCTGAAGCTTGGGAGGCCAGGGGGAACGCGAAGTTAGAGAAGAAGGACTTTCACGGCTGCCCATGCTGGATCGGGGTGGATTTGGCCTCTCTAAAAGACATGGCCGCAGTTGTCTACCTTTTTGTGACGGAAGCGAATGAGTATGTGGCTTTCTTTGACTTTTACCTCCCGGAGGAAACCGTCCAGTTAAGCAGTAACGCTTCGTATGATGGGTGGGCGTCGGAAGGGCTGATAACAACGACTCCCGGATTCACTATCGATTTCGAGGTTATTGAAGACGACATTGAGGCCTTTGCCGAGGCCGACGATACGACGTTGCAGGAAATTACATACGACCCTTTTCAGGCCACTTCCTTTTCCACGAGGATGACGAACAAGGGTCTTACTTTAGTGAAAGTGGAGCACCAGGTCGCGAAACTGTCTGAGCCGATGAAAAAGGTCGAGGCCGCAATTTTAGACTCGGTCTTCCACCACGATTCAAACCCGGTCATGAAGTGGATGATCAGTAATACGCTCTGTATCCGGGATTACAAGGAGAACATCTATCCACGTAAACCGTCTGCGGACAAGAAGAACGACGGAACCGTGGCCCTTATAATGGCCTTCAGTCGTGCCATGTTGTGGGTAGAGGGGAATGGGGGTAACTCGGGGAGTATGGTATAATTTTTCTTCGCCCGTCGGATGTTACGACCGAAAGGGTAACCCAACGCATGACGATGTGGCTGGTCCTGGACGAATGTCCACCGGACTGCCGATCCTTACGGCGACGGGCGAAGAAAGATCATAGCTATTGCGGGGGAGGGTGTTGGTTCTATAGTAGGTCGCATAAGCCTACTTACGATAGTTCGATTCTGCCCCCCCCCGCAACCACAAGGAGGTACAGTGAAACCTAAAAACGCATTGCAACTGGCGCTGTCTGATATTACGTTCCCTGACACGTTGATAGTGACCGGGACCGTCGATATCACTATCGGAATCTACCTTATGTACGGCACTGGACCTGCGTTCCTCACCTTCGGCAGCCTGGCCCTGATTCTCGGAATAGCGATGTCCCCGAAGAGAAAGAAAACATAATGGCGCTTTTCGACTTCTCTGAACGACGCTCAGGTGATCCCAATGATGACCGCTTTTGGTCAGGCTTCACTTTCTCTGCGAGTTCGCATGCCGGACCTCCGCTACAGATGCACCAGTCCCTTGGCGTTAGTGCCGTCTACACGTGTGCAAACGCCATATCGGATGACATCTCCACACTACCTCTCAGGGTGATTCGCAAAATTCCCAACATGGGTAAGATTGAGGTCTTGGGCAACTTGTCCTATCTCCTCAAGCAACGACCCTCAAGTCGATGGTCCTCCACACTGTGGAAAAAACAGCGTATGATGGATTGGCTCACGGAGGGTAATTCTGTGGGGTACATCGCAAGATCTCGTAGTGGAGAAGCTAAGGAGTTGAGGCGCATCCACCCTCTTAACGCACAGGTTTCAGACAAATGGGGCGGAGTATTTGAGGAACGGACGTTCGAAAGGCAGGACCTTTTCTACAAGGTCCATGATGGCTGGATGTATAGGGTGGTGCCAGAGAAGGACATTATCCATTCTCGCGGGTGGTCGCTCCAATCCCCCGTATGGGGAGATTCAGTCATTCGGCAGTATGTCAAGGAGCAAGTTGGACTACTGTACGAAATGGGCAGATTCGAGGGGAACTTTTTTAAGAACGGCATGAACCCTGGCGGTACCATAGAGTTCCCTGCCGGGGTTTCATTGGGTAAAAACGAGGCCAAGTTCCGAGAGGCATTGGAACGAAAGTTCGGAGGGAACTTTAAATCCAAGGTCCCGATGACACTTGAAAACGGGGCCATATTTAGGGCCTTTGAAGCCAAAATGGCTGATCAGCAATTCGTTGAACTCCTCCGGATGTCCCAGACAGATGTCTTCGGTATTTTCGGTGTTCCTCTTTCACGGGGTTCTGTTTCGGAATCCAATACCAACTACAATAACTCAGAACAGGAAACGATCCGGTATTACGGTAGTGCTTTGTTGCCTCGAACATCCATAGACGAACAGGAACTAACGCACAAGCTCCTTACACCGGCGGAGACCAAGAGAGGCCTTCGCATCCGGTACAATATGTCAGCGGCCCTTCAGTCCGACACGAAGGCCCGTATGATGAAGTTCGAGAAACTATGGCGTATGGGGTTCCCGCTGAACCGAATCCTTGAGCTTGAAGACATGAATCCCGTTCAGGGTGGCGACATAGGCCGCGTCCAAGTAAACACTGGCCCGGTCATTCCTGTAGAAACACTGGAGGAGGATGAGGAAAATGGCAAAGAGAGAGCCTAACGACAAAGAGAAGCGCCATCTGTTCCTTGGCGCAGGGGACCTTGAGGTAAGGGCGGCCACCGACAACCAGCCCTTAATTTTGTTTGGCTACTTTGCCAAATTCAACCTCCCATTTATCCAGGGCCGCTATCGTGAGTACATAGAGCCTGGATTCTTCGCGTCTGCGATTGCAAAAATGGAAACTCCGGCTGTGATTGACCACAACCCCATGTTTATGGGTGCTCGACAGGGTGCAGAGGGCAAAACCGGGTGGCTGAAGTTAGAGGAGGATGCTATCGGGCTTAGGTATGAGACTGCCCCTTTAGACACATCCACCATCAAAGATCTTCTGATAGCCCCGATTCAGGCAAAGATGCTCCGGGGTTGCTCGTTCCACTTTCGCGTGAAACGTGGCGCGACAGACGAGGATGATGGTGATAAGTACATTTGGAATCGTATAGAGCGGACGGAAACCAGGATACTCAAGAAAGACGGCTGTGAAAACCTATACGATGTTTCCTGGGTTGTGAACCCGGCTTACGTCTTTAGTGGTGCAGTTAACCAGAGGTCCTTTGGTGACGAGGCGTTTAGTTTAATGGAGAAGCGAGAGACGGACGCGGCCCGGATTTGCCGTGAGTGGGGGATTGAGTAATGACGTATGCAGAGTTAATAGCAGAGCTTCGGGCTCACAAGTTGAAGTACGATGAACTCCGAGCCAAGACCGAATTGACGGCAGAGGAGCGAACGGCAGAGGGTGTAGCTTTCGACGGGATGAAAGCCGCCGACGCTGGACTTAGGGCGCTGAAGGAGAAGGAGGAGCGGGACGCGTTCCGAGTTAGTCTGGATGAGTATGGTGACTTGCCCCCTGCGGCTGAGGATCAACGGGCAATCACGGCCCCGGACCAGGAGATTTACCGGGGTTCCACTGCGCATAAGTTGGGCCTCAACTTATGTGACATTCGCACAGTCAGTAGCCTGGACACTGACCGAACCACGCTTAAAGAGGCCCGTTCGCGGTTACAGCAATGTGAAAAGCGCAATCAAGCAAAGTACGCGGAGACCCGCAAAACGGAAAATGAAGAGACCCGTGCGGCCAGTGTCGGTGGTTTCACCTATGGCGCACCTTCGGACGGATCTATTGCACTTCAGGGTGAAGTTGCTATGGACCTGATTCACCAGGGATACAACAACTCTGAAGCCCTGAAACGGACACGTAAGCGTACCCTGTCTCCTGGAACCCAGTTCTTGGAGGTCGTCGGAATTGACGAAACCAGCCGGGTTACGGGGTCTCGCGGGGGTGGAATTCGTGTATACACACAATCTGAGTTAGAGGAGTTCACCAGTTCAAAGACGAAATTCAATAAAATTCGGATCGAGCCAAGCGCGTTGACAGGTCACTGGACTGTCTCCGAACTGATGCTCCGCAACGTGACTTTCTTAGGGCAAGAGGTCCAGGGACTTTTCCGGGAAGAGTATGCGTATAAAACGCAGGACCTTGTTTTTCGTGGAACAGGTGTGCGGGAAGCCCAGGGGTTGTTGAATGCACCATGCCTGGTCACTGTACCTAAAGTGTCAGGCCAAGCAGCCAAAACGATAGTGCTCGACAACATCCTTGATATGGAGTCCAGAATTTCCAACGAGTCGTCCAGTCTCGCTTACTTCATTAACCGCGACACCCAGAAACAACTCACGCAGTTGTCAATTAGCGTTGGCACAGGAGGAGAGCGGGTACCCCTGTTCAAAAATGAGTACAGCATGGGAGTGAGGACTAAAACTCTCAACGGCCTCCCCTGCTACGTGATTGAGCAAGCGTCTACTCTTGGTACGGTCGGGGACATCATACTGTGTGATCTTTCCCAGTATTATACAGTGGACACGGGTTCAATGCGGGAAGAGACCAGCATCCACGTACACTGGATGACGGATGAAAGGGCTTTCCGGTCGGTGCTCATGTTTGACGGACAGCCCAGGTGGTTGTCCCCACTCACCCCGGCCAATGGTACGAACACCATTTCACCGATGGTCACTTTGGCTGCAAGATAGCCGGTAAAGACAGAATAGAAGCAGACTTTTTACAGAGGGCGCACACAACGCGCCCTCACAGGAGATAGCATGAACCAATCGGAGATCAAAAAAGTCGCGCCGCTGTTGATGTCTACGGACATCAACGCCGGAGTTGACGCGGACAGTGTTAATATGGCAAAGGCTTTCAGAGCCATGTTTGTTATTCTCTTCGGTACTTTGGCAGGTGACGCCGTTTTGACGCTCAACTCAGGGGCAACGGACGGTGTTAAGACTACCGCCCTTACTTTTAAATATGCCCTCGGGTCGGCTGCTCTCGGTTCTGCCGGCTGTGACGTTATTGGAGATACCACGTCAGCCGCTACGTTGACCCTGACCGCAGCAACCTACACAGACAAGATGTTGATAGTTGAGATCGAGAATGACAAGCTGACTGAGGGGGAGCCTTGGTTGACGTTGGCGCTAAGTGACGCGGCTGATTCGGGACCATGTACTATAATGTGTCTGCTGGATCCCCGCCATACGAAGGATAAGTCACCTTCGGTCTTGGCTTAATTTTTAACTGTCGCTAACAAGGGAGGATTCGGAATGGGAGAGAACAAAAGATCAGTCTGGCGGTGGGAAGAAGGGGGCGGAAGATTAGATTGGGGGTTGATAGCGGCGATTGTATTCTGCGTAGTTGTCCTATCCGCCCTATCTTTCAGCAACGCCAACGCCTGGGACCAGACAGGCACACGCACCGGCATGTACGATACGAGAATTCCAGGAGGTAATTGGTCACAGACAAACGCATTGGAATCCACCGGCGATAAATGGTACGTTGATTCGAACCACTCCCAGGCTCTCGACGCGGCTGGATACGGGTCCGATATCAACCGCCCATGTGCTACGCTTGATTACTGTATTGGGCTCGCAAGCTCTGGTGATTGGATCATTGTTGTTGAGGGTCATGCCGAGGCGGTCATTACTGCTGGCGGTCTTGACCTGGATGTTGCCAATATACGGATCATTGGTCACGGTATCGGGAGAGACCGACCCACCATTACCCTGAGCACGAGCGTCAATGCCGATATCGATGTTGACGCGGCGAATATCACCCTCGAAAACATCGTCCTCGATATGACAGGCATTGACGCTGTTGTGGCTGGCCTGGATATCAACGCCGCCGGATTTCTACTCAAAGGCTGTGAGGTTATCACGGGCGACGCGAGCGGACAGGCGACTCTCGGGGTTCTGCTCGACGCCAACGCGGATCGAGCAACCTTCGACAATGTTACGTTCACTGGCACGGACGACGTCGGCACAACTGCCGCCCTCTCTTTCGGTATTACGAACCCAGACAAAGTGGTCCTTACGGGTTCAACACTGATAGGGGACTACGGGACTGCCGGAGTCATGAGTAACGGTTCCGGGACCCGGATAGAGATTTCTGGTAGCCACATTTATAACTACAAAGGCACCGGGTATGCAGTTCAGTTACTCGGGACCGAAACCGGGTGGTTAAGGTCAGTAGATACCGTAGGTGTCGTTGACTCCGCCAGTTTGGAAGTCTTAGGTAGTTCCGTGCCACAAGCCGAGTATTCAGCCGGTTCGAGGAACTACATAGCCCTTACCGTGGACCTATCGAACGCAACCTGGAACACCGCAGCTTCCCATGAAGTCCTGACCGTCACTGGGAATATCCGTTTGAGGGTACTCATCGAGTGTACCGAGACGCTGACTGATGCCGCCGATACTGCTACCCTGACCTTCGGGGATGAAATTACCCCCGCAGGGATCATCGCTTCGACTTCAGCCGGGGGCTCTGGTGCGGCGAACCAGCTAGATGCGGGGGAGCTTTGGGTCGATGCCTCTCCTGCGGACGTGAGCCCGGTAGCCATTTCGGGAGCGGTCCTGGACTTCTGTGTCTTTCAGGGTGCGGATGTCGGATATACGATTGGGGCGGCAGCCATCAGTGATGGCACGATTATTGTACATATGTGGTGGGAAGCACTCGATTCCGCAGGGTCAGCCGTTGTGGGCGCTGGCGGGACGCTTTAAACGTGAGTAAAGATGGAGGTGGACGTGAGAGAAGACCAGAATCGAAGGCCAGACAAGGCGGTCGTGGATAGGGTCGAACCCGCAGATATTCGGTTTATCCCTACGGAGTATGCCACCTCCACTGAGCCTCGCCGAACATGGTTCGGTGGGGCGTTTAAAGATGGCTTTGCCCATGACAGGGATGGCCAGGCATGACAAACGAAAAATATTCATACAAAGATTTCACGGGTAAAAAGTTCCTGGATATTGATCCGGCAGAATTCAGCGGAACGACTATTATTGGCAGTTGTTTTTACCAAGAGGGGACGCCCGACACCGAGGTTTTCCCCGAGATAAAAGACGTTGAATTCCTGCGTTGCAATCTTGACAACGTTTTTATTCCGACCGAAAACACAGTCGGAGTGTGCTCGTGTAAAAGAAAAATCATTCAGCGGGAAGTTATCGTTAAAGGTAAAAAAGGGATGGTTGACGTTGATGAGGACGCGAAGAACATTGAACTGGACGGCAAGACTTTTTTATGGGGGTAATTAATTAATGTCCTTTTTTTATGCTACCCCGGCGGGATCCGGTGCTAAGACCGGGGCTAATTGGGCGAATGCTTTTAGCATCGTTGAATTGATGGCGCATTTACTGTCAACAACCGCAGCCGGCGATATATATTTTGTGGCCGGAGGGACTTATACTCTTACGGCAAGCCTTTTATCTCCAAGGGACGGAGCAGAGGCACTTCCGGCAGTAATAATAGGTGTCAACACTGGAACAACAGCGGAGCCACCGACCAATGCTGATCATGCGTCAGGTGTCAACAGACCACTTTTTGCATGTGGAGCTTATCGATTTCAGGTGGATGAGTATTGGAACCTTTACAACCTAAGAGCGACATGCACAGGAATTACTGCTTTTGCTTTCGACAAATATAGTAAGTGCTATAATTGCTATGCTTCAAATTCTTCAGGAGTAGCGTTAAGGTCCGGTTTCAGCGCTGGCGGAACAGGGTCTGAATTCTTATTTTGCGAGGCAATTTCTACGCTTGGATACGCGATTAAAACAAGTGTAGGTGGCAAAATATCTGAATGCTGGTGCCACGATTCCGCCATAGGTGCGTACACAACCAGGGGTGATAAAGTAATCCAGAATAGCATTTTTTCCGGCAACGGAACCGGGATTTTCGCTCATTATGCAGGCACGGTCAGGAATAACACAATTTATGGCAATACTATTGGAATAAAAGGTAGAGACTTAGGGCTACTCGCATTTAATAACAGTATAACCAACAACACGACCGGAATATTGTTCGACAATGCTGGTGTTGTAGTCGTTCCATTCATGGATGACTACAACAATTACTTCGGCAACACAAAAGACATGTCATGGGATAATGGAGCAAGCGAAAATAATTCCGCTAAAGGACCTAATTCCATATCAGTAGATCCAGCATATGTGGACGCCGCAAACGGTAATTTTTCATGGGCAAGCCCGAACCCTATGGAAGGGAAAGACAAACTCCTCGACTTAGGGGTCGGATAAATGGCAATTGGGGCGTTTCAGCACAGTACGGCAATCGGAGCCTTTCAACCGGCGGCACCAGTACTGCATACGCTGTTTCTGTCTGATTTAATCGAGGTGTCGGATGTAGCCTCCAGGAGTTTTGAGATGGGGCGGGCGGATGCGATTACCCTCACTGATGATCTTAATTTAGTTCTACCTCAATCGAGGTACGCATTTAAGGTGGGTATGACAAAGAGCACATTCGAGGTAAGTGCTAAACCAAATTTTAGAGTTCTCAGCGAGGTTTGAAGGGACATGCTAAAGGTTAAGGGTTTTATATCCAAGATACTTTTTGATCAGGACGGAAAGGTTAAGGCTGTACAGAAGAACTTTAACTTGGTGACGGACTTTGGACTCGCGATGATCATGGATCAGTTGCTATCCTCACCTACCATAGCAACCCCGGGTTGGATGGAAGTAGGAACAGGCTCCGGGCAAGGCCTCACGGATGCCGGGCTTGCAGCCCCCATCGCGAGTTCTCGGACGGCCCTCACTACCAAGACCCAACTATCCGGGGTACTTACAATGACCTGTATAATGGGGCCAGGGGTCGGTACTGGTGACATAGAGGAGATCGGAACGTCTAATTCTGCGTCCGAGGACACGGGTCTTGTTTGTTACGACTCGGCAGGTACGAGCTTAAAAAAAAGTATTAACGACACTCTCACAACGACGTGGACCTTAACAGTGGAGAGGGCGTGAGCATGAGCATTCTCATGGATAAAAGTGGCATGGTCATTCCGTATAAATCCCCTGGGGATAAGTATGCCATTGACATTGACCTCGAAACATGGCTTGGGTCTGACACCATTTCAGGGGTCACTTTTTCGGCGGTGACCGCCTCCGGTGAGAGTGCCACGGATGAGGTCGTTGATTCTGATTTAAGCACCTTCACAGACACGCTGATGAAGCCCTATGTCATAGGAGGGGTGAGCGGCACTTCGTATATCCTGATTTGTGCTGCAACAACCACGACGGGGGACGTGTGGGTCGGAACAATTCATTTCAAGTGCTACGACGGGCTATAAGGAGAACTGATGTCTATTACCATAACTTCCCCTGTCAATAGACAGGGTTTCTTAAAGAATGCTGTATCGGCAGATGCAAGCGGATGTGAGATTGTCGTACCCTTCGTTGCAGCTAAAACAATTAAGCTTAGGTCGATCACGATCTACTCGGAGGACGCAATCAGCATAACAATAGGGGATGGCGAGACAGCAGGGGCGGTTACAACGGCCCTTATCGGCCCCATTTCCATGGGGGCAGCGTCCTTTGTTCAATTTACCTTCAACCCACCACTCCAATGCACGGAAGCCACGGATCTTACGGTGGATGCTTCCGGGGCAGGGAACATATGCATTATAGCACAAGGGGACATCACATGAGCAAGATCGATAAAGCAGTCATAGGTTTTCTCGTGTCCGTCTGGGTTTTCCTCGCGATGACAACCCTCATATCGTCACGTGTTCAGGCTTCGGGCAACGATTTCGATAACGTTGTTTCGGACGGTCTCCATGCTCGTCAGTGGAGCGTCGGGTACATGCTGAAGGGGATCTGTCGGCGTGGACACGCAGCCGAACTATGGTTCGGTAAGGCGGCGGGGGATGGTTTTTTAGACCCGGCATCCTTAACGGAGTTTCAGGTTACGGCAGGAACAGGGGAAGCTTTTGGGACGCCACTTAAAATTTCAGACGGGGACGAAATTCAGGCTGTGGACGCCGACGCTGTTAATTTCCATGTGCATAAGTTGCTGGTGACTGATGTGGGTACGGAGGATAAAATCTACAGACTTCAGCTTTGGAGCGGAGCCACGGATGACGTAGGTTCTGCTACTTTTCAATCCGAGGTGGTGGGGTTTTTCCCGAAAAAGGGCTCCGTCTCAGCCATCATTTTCACTACCCAATGCGTCCCATGTACGAATAAGCTATGGGTGAAACTCGCATGCGAGACAGACAGCGCGACCCTGGATTTCATGTTGGGGTTGCATACCTACGAGGGGTGATATGCTGACCAAGAAACTCATAACACCGGCGGCGACGTACCCGTTGACTTTGGCCGAGCTCAAACCTTACATGTCGATCGAGTTGACTGAGACAGCCTGGGACACGGTCTTGAACGCGGCCATAGCAGGTGCCACAGATACTTTTGAGACGTTGCTCGGACGAGCGATCGTTGATCAGACTTGGCAACTTACCTGTGACACCTGGGCCGAAGCGCTATCGTATTTTCCCATGGGTGAATTACAGAGCCTCACGTCCGTTACTTATCTGGACGATAATAAGGCCTCTCAGACGGTTGACTCGACTGATTACGATCTCCGTGGCGTCGGTACTGACCAGGGGCATGTGCGGTTCAGGGACACTTTTACCTACCCGTCACTGTACGAGAGCGAAGCTATCACCGTTCAGTATGTTGTCGGATATTCAATTGTCCCCAATGGGTTGAAGCGACTCATGTTTATTGAGTGTGCTGACAACCTATCTTTCCGGGAAAGCAAGATCATCGTCATGGGAACCACGCCCATAGAACAGCGATTGACCGAGAACCGATATCTCATGTTCTCGAACGGGTTCAACGTATGTTGACCGTGCCGCCTGGGGCTGGTGCATATAACCGTCGGATCTCTATCCAAGAAAAAAAGCTGGTGCCTGATGGTCTCATGGGCTCCACTGAAGTTTGGAGCACGAAAATGACCATATCTGCCTCCATCCGCCCCCTGCCAGGGAGAGAGCAGGAATGGTACCAGAAGCAGAACTATGACGTGTCGCATGCTATCCAGGTCCGGTATCGATCCGGGATAACGCCGAAGGACAGGGTTCTCTTCGGGGCAAGGATTTTCGACATACAGAAAGCCCTGAACGTCGAAGAGGCTAATGAGTACCTAAAAATAATCGCCCGTGAAGTTGGGGTATAGGAGAGATCCCGTGGGACAAATACCTGTGTTGTACACGACGTTCAACCGACTTGAGTACACGAAAAAAACACTGCCAGCCCTCCTCCAAAATACCCCAGAAGGCCAAATAATGGTGGTTGATAATGGGTCTACCGATGGCACAGTTCCGTATCTAAGATCTCTGTTGGCTGGCAGTTCAGGGTTTTACCTAAAACTGCACTCGAAGAACGGGGGTATCGCGGGTGCCATGAATGCTCTTTTTGCGGCTACCCCGAATGCTCAGGTGGTGGCTAAAGTGGACAACGATACCCTTGTCCAGCCGCAGTGGCTTGAGCGTCTTCATGCAGCGCTCCTCGAAACTGACTTCGAAGTTTTACAGGCGAACCACGCAATCGTGGACCGGAACTATGGCTCTTTCGCAGAGATGAAGGTTAAAAGTCCCTGCCTGTCCAGTACCTATGGAGATGTCATAGTCCGCCCTGCGGTAGGCGGATCAGGGGTGGTCTTGAGACGTGACAGGATAGGCGCGCCAAAACTGGTGAATGAGGGTCTTAGCGCTTGGTGGACTTTGCAAGCCCTTAATCAGGGGTGGAAAAAAGGCTTCCTCCAAGATGTGTGGGTAGACCTTTTAGACATGCAGGACTTCAACCAGTACCGGGAAGACATAGATCTTGAGTACCACGAATTGTCCGGGCGAGCCAAGCACAACCGGGAGGAGGGTATTAGTGGCACGAGTTAAGGTCAATCCGCATGTTTTGAAAGCTTGGATGGACAGCGTCAAGGACGTCGCCATGGATGCAGCGAAAGAGGGTGCAGAGATCGTCGCCGAAGCCGCAAAACAGAACTTAGAGCGCATTGCTCCTGCATCCTCTGGTACCTTAGCCTCTGAGATCAGCATACACGTAAAGCAAGGGAAAAAAGACGGGTATGTGATTGAGGCCCAGGCCAGCGGGAACTACACACGATACTACGCCATCCATGTTGAACTGGGGACCACAAAAAGGCCGGGTACTCCATACCTCCGTCCTGCGATCAAACGGCGGAAGAAGAAGATCCGGGACATATTCCAGAGACGACTGAAAGAGAAGGGGGTAACGTGGACTTAGTTTTCAAAGCCCTATCCGCCCTGTTCTATGGGAGTGCCCTGAGCACGTATCTCGGGGGCCGACTGTATAACACGACGGCCCCTACCAACGCCACTTATCCGTACTGCGTCGTGACTGAGGTGGGCGAGGGTCCAGAATACCTGTTAGGGGGGGATGGGTACGAAGAATACGACTTACTGTTCACCCTATACGCGCAGGAGAAGAGCAGCCAAAGTATTCATACCTACAAGAGGTCCCTGACGGCTTTGTTCGATGACGCGGAACTCACTTACGCTGGTCTCACATCCCAATTCATTGAGCGCGTATCAGGCGGGAGGATAGAGGAATTCCCGCAGGATGGCGTATGGCAGTACACTATCTTTTATGAGGGGGCGTATTGCGAATAGGCATGGTACTTGCAGTGCCTATGTAGGAACTATAATAACTTACCTTGGAGGTACATATGATATCAGTGATAATTCCGGTCGTTAGGCCGGAGAACATAGAAAAGCTTGTTCAGCAGGTCCATGATAACTCGGGCCTTCAGCCATGTGAAATAGAGGTCCTGTGGGAAGAGGATGTCGATAGTATCGGGTGTCCTGAAATGGTAAAGAGGCTCGTCGCGAGAACGCAGTATGAGCTCGTCTGCTTTATCGGGGATGATACGTCACCGCAGCCGGGGTTCTTGGTCGAGGCTATCGCAGCTATGCAGACTCTCACGGACCAAGTCGATGTCATAGATTCTCGTGCTTGGGGCCTGGTGGGGCTGAACGACAAGTCCGGACGCAGGAATCCGACGCATTGGATCGCGCACAAGAAACTCCTTGAATTCACCGGCGGGGACTTCTTCTCTACCGCATATACACACAATTTCTGCGATAACGAACTGTGGGATATCGCGGAGGAACTTGGGCGATACGTCTACGCTGAAAAGGCCGTTGTCCTTCACGATCACAAAGTCCTTGACTCCGATTCCGATAGCGAGGTCCTTTGGAGTCGGTCGTCCTCTGAGACCAATCAGGCATCTTTCGGGATCGACCGGGCGACGTACACCAGGCGTTTGATTGAGCGTCGAGCCGCCCGGCAACCGAAGCACAGGCGTGTGGCTCTGGCTTTTCCCATAACCGATGAAAAGGTCTCTGTGGATTTCATGAAGAGCCTGTTGGGCATGGACCTATCCACGGTGTCCGAGATGCTTTTCCCCGAGCATCGTCCGAGCGAAGGTTACAGGGATATCGCAGACGTTCGCACGAATATGGTTCGTCAGGCGTTGCAGAACGGCTGCACGGACGTGATTTTCATGGACACCGACCAAACATACGCCCCTGACACTGTCACCAAGTTAATGGCGATCAGCAGTTTCATAGTCGGAGCACCTGTACATCGTCGGTGGAAGCCATTCGACGTAGTGCTAAGACGCGGGACCCTGGAAAGCTACACGCTTGTTCCCAAGGAGGAGGCGTATTCAGGAGACGTAATCAAGGTAGATGCCACTGGAACTGGGTGCCTAAGAATAGACACCGCAGTTTTTCGGGCTTTGGGTGGGAACCCCTTTATCATCGGTCGAGGGAGCAGAGGGCAGACCATCGGGGAGGACATCGGCTTCTGTTCGAGGGCGAGGACTGCTGGATTCGAAATCTTGATAGACACGTCTATTCAGGTGGGGCATAACCGAACATTCACCATCGACCGAAATTTTTCGCACATGTACGGACTATTCTGCGAATGGGCAGCTAAACAGGACACTGGAGCTACAGATGCCGAGGCTTAACGTTGGCTGCGGGATGCGGAAATTAAAGGGGTACGTAAACATAGATAACCGACTCTCAATGGCCCCGGATCTTTGCTGCGATGTTACTCAGGGGCTACCGTTTGAAGAGGGGACAGTCGACGCTGTTCGGGCTTTCGATTTCCTTGAGCATCTGCGAAACCCGGATCAGACGGTGCCCTTCATCCAGGAGGTACATCGTGTATTGAAGATGGGGGGGATCTTCGAGCACTTCACCCCGTCGACTGATGGCCGTGGAGCTTTCCAGGACCCCTACCACGTATCCCTGTGGAACCTGAATTCGTGGCTCTACTACCAGGTTGAGGAGTACCGCGCTCTATACGACATACAGGCATTATTCAGTGGAGATAATCACGACATACATTCTGGGCCTAATGTCATACACACATACGGGAAGTTAACTAAAGTCCCCGTACAAAAGTTAGTTTAGGGGGAGGAGGTGCAGCTAAAAAATGGCAACTAAGTATCATAAAGGGAAGAAGTTCAAAGTTACCCTGGGAGCGAAAAAGGTCGTAGGAATGTTCTCTGTTCAGATGTCGGGCGTTACCCTGGACCGGTTGGAGGAGACAGAATTCGGGAACGAGTGGAAGCAGTATTGCCTGAGCCTGAAAGACGGCGGTACCGTGAGCATGAACGGACTCTTGCTATTGCTCGACACGGCTGGGCAGACTGAGCTTCGACGCTTGCAGGTGGAAGGGACCGACATATCCAATCTTCGAGTCTACGTGAACGATACCTCGTACTTCGAACTGTGTCAAACTACCGGGTATTTTAGCCCGTGGACGACTACAGGGGCCTCCACCGAGGTGGCCCACGCGAACATAGAGACCATAGACATGGGGGCTGATAAATCTGGATTAGCCACGTGTTCTATGACGTTTGTGATTTCCGGGCCCTTGGTTTTGATCTAAACACTTCACACCCTGCGTATCGGCTTCGGCCTTACGCAGGGACTTAAAAAGGAGAGCTCATGCAAGTCAACATATCGAACTTAAACCCCGGAACTTCGTACCCCTACCCAGAGGGAGGGACCGTGGTTCTTCGGAAGGTCCCTCCCGTCGTTTCCATGGAAATCCATGATACCAGGGCTAAAACTGAAACGGATTTTGTCCCCAGTAAAACTTGGAATATCGAGATGAAGCAGTGGGAAGAGGACGGGACTACCCAAAGAATCGACACTCGCAAGCCCGGTGGCATTGAGGTCATGCATGATTTCTGGGACTATGCTATTGTATCCTGGGACTTTACCGACGAGGCGTCTAATCCTCTTCCCTGTACGAGAGGGAATAAGGTGGCTTTGATGAAGGGTGATCCGCTATTCAATGCTTTCGTAGAGGGCAAGATCAAAGCCCTTGGCCTGGAATTGGACGAAAAGCTCAAGGCGCAAGCAAAAAACTTATAGGGGTCGTAGAGAGGCTGCGGGATAAGCCGGATTGCCAGGATTGCAGAGATACCCACAAGCTCCAGCAATCAACCCCGCCGTGTGGCGAGTGCATGCCTCTGATATGGCCCGAAAACAGAAAGTTACTGCTCCTGTATCGGCGTGTGTCAGGGCAGTTGATCATGAGTTTTTCCGGGCCGGTGGGGCTGAACCATGTTGCAGTTTTTCAGTGGATGGACCGGATGGGATTCCCGCAAGAGGATCAGCCCTGGATTCTGGATCAACTTGACGGTCTGGTGGCAGAGGACATAGCTTCCAGGAGCGGGGAAAAAAGCGCAATGGATCAGTGGATGGCGGACGCAGAGGCAGGGGGGACCAATGAGTAATAGAAGTCTGATGAATGCATACGTCGCAATCAGGGCCGACCTAAAAGGGCTTGAGCGACAGTTGAACCAGATGGAGGGCATGGCAGCCAAGACCGGTCGGAAGATGGAATCTTCTTTCAACGTCGCCAACAGATCCCTGAATCAGATGGCTAACATTATTCAGTCTGGGGGCATCCTCTACGGGCTACGGGCTATTACCCTGGAAGCCTACTCAGTGGGAAAGTCCTTTGTCAGGGCAGCGGCAGACTTTGAGCGTCTTGAGTTGAAGCTGGACACCCTAAATAAGGGCCAGGGCAAGCAGATCTTCGGCGCGATCAAAAGTTGGGCTGACGATATGCCTGTCACGATCAGCTCCGCCACTAATGCTTTTGTTTCAATGCAAGCCCGTGGGCTCGACCCAACCGCTAAGAAGATGACCATTTTAACCGACGTTGCGTCTGTCCTGGGGGACGATGCTCTGAAACGGGTCAGTAAGGCCCTCGGTGACATGGCCTCTCTGGGCAAGCTCTCGGCGGAAGAGCTTAACCAATTGTCTGAAGTCGGGATCAACGCTAAGGAGATGCTGGCCGACGCATTCGGAGATAAGAGCGTCAAGCAGATTCAAGCCTCCGGGATAGCCATATCCGAAGTCATTGACGTGCTGTGGGAAGGCATGGGGACGAAGTTCGAGGGTGGCGCGGCAAGGTACGCAGAGTCCTGGGACGGGATTAACATGTCCCTGGATAAACACATCGAGCTGCTGAAGGCCGGTGTCACGGAGCTAAGCTTTTTTAAAGAAGCTGTGAAAAGTCTTGACGACTACCTCGTTAAAGAGAATGAGGCGCTACTCGCCAAAACAGAAATAGCGAAGGATTATCTAAAGGTAGCCTGGGATACGCTAAAGGTGATTGGGACGGTCCTGTCCTACTTGCCGGGTCCAATGTTTCTTGACTGGGTCACTGACTTCGGTACGGTAGAAGATAAGATGGTGGATAAAATAGCGTCTTTGGCTTTCGTGAGTGAGGATGCCAGAGAAGCACTGGGGGCAATGAACCGTGAACAACTGACCGGCATGATAAAGCTGGCCCAGGAAGCCCCCGTGGTAATGAAATACCAGATGGACCTGTATGACATAAAGAAGAAGATCAAGGACCTGGATACCGCCACCACGTATGAGGAACCCCCTGAAGCTCGACTCGCTGCGCGAATCAAGATCCTTCGTGAGAGCGCTCAAAAATCCCAGATCGGTGCGACTAACATAGGCGCCTCGTATGAGCAATATACGATCCATGTTGCAAACCTGGAAAAGGCAAATGCCGAACTCGCTAAGATCGCTAAAGCCGAGCATAATATACAGATTGCGCGAGAGAGCTTCAATGAGCCTGGCCTTACGGATCACCTGACTAAATTTTACGCCGACAATCTCAAACGCGCCCAGGATGCATTGGAGGCATTGGCCGGGCCAAGCCCAAACGCCGAGTATATATCGAAGATGAAAAAGCAGTATGCGGATACCCTGGCCGCTGCTGAAATGGAATACAAAAGGGAGTACGCAGCGTATAAATTGAGGTCTAAAGATGACGGTTTCCCCGATAACAAGCCCAAGAAACCCCCTGTCTCTGACGTAGAGCTGAAAAGGCTGCAAAAGCTATCTGATCAGGAGGCCGACTACCACAACAGAAAGTCAAAGGCCAGATTAGAGGCTGAAGCCCTGCATTCTAAGGCGGTACGTGAGAACGAAGCAGAGCTTCAGAAAATCAAAGACGACGCGCTCGACGCAGACCTGGAGAGGTACCGGGAGACGAAGGCGGAGTTCGATGATCTGATGAGGGGCATCAAGTCTTCCGGCACCGACGCAATCTACGATATGCTTGGGGATTTCGAGAAGGGCTTTGATAAGCTTGGAGATAAGATTGAAGACACGTTCAAGCGGGTCTTCGCCAAGGCTCTGTACGAAGAGTTCGTGGAGGACAGCATAAAGAAGGTTGTTGGATCGCTCGGTGTAAACGCAAAGAATGGTGTACCTGACGGGGGATCAGTCTTCGGGGACATCGGAGCTTGGTTCAGCTCCTTCAGGGGTCCCCCGGTTTCCGGGCCGATGAGTTTCCAGACCTCGAGCTTTCTCCCTGCCGTGGGCGGTAGTTCACAGAACTTCCCACGGCAGGGCATTGGGCTGATGCCCCAGCCCAATGCCCTTCAGAGCGCAATGTCAGGAGTGACCCCACAAATGGCCCTCGCAGGTGGTGTTTTCGCCTTGAATGCTATCAAGACCTTTAACTCAGAGAATGAAGGTGAGAAACTTGGCTTCGCTGCTGGCGGGGCGTTTGGCGCTTATCTCGGGGTAGGTGGAGGTCCGCTTGGCATGATCCTGGGTGCGACTGTCGGGAGTGCTATTGGGGCTGCTCTTGGCAAAACCAAGGACAAAGTTACCAACGACCTCGACCAGTATATTCAGTTCGGGTCAAAAACATACATGCAGCAGACGGCCTACGGCGAGATAGAATCGCAGATCATCAACAAGAAATCGGATGAGCTACAGACGCGGGCGAGCAGCAAGTACGACTATGCTTCAATTACTGGAGATGCATATAAACAAGGGCTCGAACAAGAAGGACGTACCATTAACATGTCCATGGTCGAATACCTGGACGGGGTATTCGATAGTATCAACGAACAGTTTGGCACTGACATCAATAAAGTGCTGTCCAACGGGAGTCTGACGGCACACTTGGATGACTTCGGGAAAATCCTCAGGGATGCCAACATCGAAGGGGGTGTAGAAGCTCAGACAGCGGAGATCCTGAAAGCCTACGGAAACGCATTTGCATCCGCTGCTAAGGGATCCGGGGCATTCGACGATTTGTCCGCTGAGGGTGCTAAGCTAAACCTCGAAAAGATCGATGCTGGCGGCATGCTCGACGTCCTCGAAAACATGGCCCTGGTGGGTAGAGTGATGGAGGAGATTGACAAGGGTCAAACCTCCGAATTAGCGACAACCCTCCGTGGCATAGAGACCTCCTTCAATGCCCTGTACAAAGCCGGAAAAAAACTGCAACTCTCTGAGGAGAATCTGGTAAAGATCCGGGAGAACGAATACCTCGCCAATCAGAAAGCGATCATGGGTGATAGCCCCTTCCAGATGCATGACGTCAACTCCACGCTCCTCAAGATGGGGGAGGAGGGAATCGAGGGTGGTATTACTCCGGAGATGAAGAAGGCCGCTCTTTATATCGAATTCGTTGATAAATTAAACGCAGATGCCCTAACCAATGCCGGAAAGAATGCTGCCGCTATAAAGGCGGCTTACCACTATTGGGCTAAAAAGACGGACGAAGGGACAGCCGAGGTCATAAGTGCCACTGAAAAATCGACCCTGGCCATTGCCGCCTGGGCAAAGATGATGGAGGTCCAGAACGGCGAACGAGCGGCCTTAGCCAAGCGTTCCCAGGATACCATAGCAGAGATCCAAACCTACATGGACAGTGCAGCAGACGCCTCCGTTGACCCAGTTACGGCGATCATAAACAAGTGGACCCGGATCGGAGACGCGGCTGTTGACATCGGCATGAACATGGATTGGCTACTTAATACGAAGTTCCCTGGTCTCCTTGATGTCATTCGGGTCGAGCTTGCGGGTGCCATGGATGTCATGGCCGAAGAGATGAGGGCCTTCGATCAGCCCTACTGGACGACCTTGAGACAGGCGGGCATGTCGAGCTATGAGAAACAGGTGGATGACATCATATCCGGCTTGTGGGAGGCCTGGGACGGTCTCAGTGATATTAACCAGACGGCTGACCGCGCCAATTTGATGATCGCAGCCGGAGGGGTGGACCTTGACCAGGCGCGTAAAGACCACTTCAGCTTCATATCTGATGCTCGGGAGTCCATGACTCTGGCCGGGACCGAGGGCATGGAGTACCGAGACGCCTTAAAGAACCTCGACGCAGCGCTTGCGTCAGCGAAGACCGGGGATCTTTCAGGGGTAGAAGGGCTAAGGGGTAATCTCGGGCCACTTGGCAGAGATAACAGCAACCTGTACACAAGTGAGACTGACTACAAGAGGGACTTTTACAAAGCGAGGATCAAGTTGGAGGCCCTTGACGAGATTGTTATGGGACCCCAGTCCGCCGTTGAAAAGACCAACGCTTTTCAAATCGACTCTCTGTCCGTGCAAGAGGACATTCTCGAAGCGACACTGGCCCTCGATAGGGCGCCAGTGTACTCGCCCAATGTGTACGTCAGTTCAGACGTAGGCAGTACCGCAGATATTATAGCCGAGTTGAAGCTACTCCGGGCGGAGTTGGCGGTAACCCAAGCAGCCATCCGCCAAAATACTCTCGACGTTGCCGACGCCCTTGAGGGGTACGCGGTCGAAGGAAGTTTCCCCGTTGAGATAACTAAAAGCATAACTTTGGTGACATCCTAATGTACGTAATAGAGCCAATAGAAATAACGGACGTTAACTTCACCTCGTCTACGGTCGCTGAAGCGGACTACACTGAATTCACGATGAGCGCGACTTTTGCTGAAGACGACTACTGTCAGGTCACAACAGTGTCAGAGAGTCTATGGCTCGATGTCGCTCCGGCAACCGCGTGGGCGGCGGGAGACCTGATCACTGGGACGACCAGCGGACAGACGGCATACGTGGTAGAGAAAACATCCACGACAACGTACAAAATCAGGGATAGATCAGGTGCCTTCACGCTGGACGAGATAATCGGCGTCACGGGTACGCCAGCCAAACTCGCTGATCAAGGGGCCGTGTTCCCCCAAATTGTGGTACTGTACCCGGCGAACAAGTACCACAAAGTGTACCAATCCTTGATAGCAGGGAATACCTTAAAGTTTCCTCCGGGTGATGTGCTGCTGGCATCGCCGAGTTGGTTGGAGATCGGAGCCACCAACCCGTGGTTGATGTTCGACGCAGTGGTAGGAACACAGACTGAAAATGCAACGAGCATAGTCGTTGTCCTTGGGCCTGGGGCCATTGACTCCGTTACGTTACTGAATACTGAGGCCGCTTCGGTTAATGTTACCGTTACGGTCAGCGCCGTCGAAACGTTCAACGAGACTCAGAGCGGAACAGAGTCAACCGGGTCAACCGTGCTCAACGTATGGGAGTATCTGTACGGGGCCGACGTAGCCAAAACGGACTTTTACTTCGAAGGTATTCCACCTGACGAAACCTGCATAGTCACGATCACAATAACAAACACTTTAGCCAAATGCGGGTCGTGCATCGTCGGGCAAAGCACCTTCATCGGCAAGACCTTATGGGGAGTCATCAGGGAAGTGAGAAGCAGTACGAGGAGAACGAAGGACGTCTTTGGTAACTACACCTTAACATCAGGGAACAGCGCAAAGAAGATGCAAGCTAAGCTGTCCATGAGCAATGCTCAAGCTATAGAAACGGAGAGGATCGCCACTAAATACTTATCAGCCAATGCACTATGGATAGCCGGAGTGGACTACTCTAATACCTATATCCACGGTTTCTGCTGGAAATTTAGAATAGACATATCTCAGCCGAAGAGGGATATATTTGACATTGAAATCATAGGGACAACATAATGGCAACTACCCAAATTACTGAACTTACATTGGTACCGGAAAGGCCGCCTTTCGACGCGACCTTTAAGACCGCGCGTGACACGAGGCTTTCTGAGATAGGTACAGCCTACCTGGGGGAGGTCAATGCAATGGTCACACAGTTAAACGGGCTTTCTACTGATATAAATGGGTACTCATCCGATACCGACGACGCTCTTGCATCAATACTTACGGATATACCTGACTACTATGGCCCGTGGAATGAACTCGCTAATACGACAGTCCCCGTGGGCGGCATAGTCCTCCATGATGATAAGCTGTGGAAGGCTGAAGGCGTAGTTACAGACCCCCTCTACATATTTGAGCCTGGGAGCTGGATCTCCGTATGGTCCGAGCTTGCCCGCGTGGAACTTGGCCTCATAATTTCCACTATAGCTCTTTTGAAGGTCGTCACCTTGGCGGACCAAACAACGCTTAAATATTGCGCGGAGAACGATTGGCTCTACCGGTACGAAACATCAGCGCCTACCTACATGGTAGATGATAACTATATCCTCATCACCGGAAATGGCGGGAATACGAGATGGTTGCGCTTTGGCGCTACCCCGGCTGTACCCAGCTTTGGAGATATAGGGGTCTTCGGCGGGGGGTTGTCAACCGTAACGGTCGGTAATATAGAGTATATTACGATTAGTACGGCTGGAACTGTCACGAACTTTGGTGATTTGTACGCGGTAAGGGAATACCTGGCCGCGACATCGAATGGCGGGACTGGCAAAGGCGTTTTTGCCGGGGGATATGGAACGTCGGCAGTGTCAGACATTATAGACTGGATTACTATAGACACGGCTAGCAACGCTACAGAGTGGGGTAATTTGTACGCTGCGAGGCAGTACCTTGCTGGAACCTCTAATAACACAGGAGACATAGGCATTTTTGTAGGCGGGTTCGAGTACCCAACACGAATGAACTTCATAGATGTGATTACCATAAGCAGTGGAGGTGCCGCCACGTATTGGGGTTCCTTAGCTCGTCCACTGTTTGTCTGCGGTTGCACATCGAATGCAGCACTTGACCGTGGGGTGGTTGGCGGTGGATGGGGGGCCACAATTGTTGTAGCTACTATAGAGTGGATGACGATCAGCACAGGGAGCACGGTATCCTCTTTCGGGGACCTGACAACGGTGACTGGATCGCTTGCATCAACGTCAAACGGGAGAAATGACCGAGGGCTTTTTATCGCTGGGTACAACGGCAGTGCCATAGTCGCGACCGTGGAATACGTAGCGATCAGCACAACAGGCAACGCCCAGAACTTCCACGATATTACGACGGCGAAGCAGCTCCTTTCCGCCACGTCAAACGGAACCAATGAAAGGGCCGTGATAGCCGGCGGGGCAGACGTAACCGCTACTATTAAATATGACACAATATCGTACATGACCATAAACAGCGCAGGGGCGGCGACGGACTTTGGCGAATTGATAGTTGCGAAAGTAGGCCTTGCCGCGACATCAAATTCATAGGAGGTAGAAGCGTGACCGCACAGATAAGCCCACTAACTACAGACCCAGACGTGCTGGAAGGGCAAACGGATTTGGTCGCCGCCCTGAACACCCGCTTTTCTGAAGAGAAAGCAATGATACCTCAGATGAATGCCCTATCGACCGAGGTAAACGGCCTCGGAGTCAGCGTCGCCGCCAATACTGCAACGGCGACCTCATCAGCGACGACAGTCGCAGCGACATTTGGGATGCGGATAACGACCATAACTCTGATGAGGGTTGAATCGGGGGGCGAGACCTCACTTCGGTACTGCGACGAGACTGACCGACTATACCGATATCTTACCGCAGGTTCAGGGTACACTGACAACGGGGATGAAGTACTGACTACGGGGGACGGCGGAAACACAAGGTGGATTAGCAACGGTGCTGTCCCTGACTAAAACTTAGCCACAATAGAGGAGGAAAAAGAATGAAAATGGTGCCCTACCAACAGATAAATGAGCTTATGAATACCCCCGTCGTCAAGAGCGACATTGCATGCTTCACGGGCCGTCAGAACTCTAGCACGGAGCTTGAACTCAGGATGCCGATAATGCTCACACCAGCCGGGAATCCGTGCAGACAAATACGATGCCTTTACGCAAAGATGCAGAGTAACATCGACGCTATCCGGGAGAAGTACTTTTTCGTCCGGAAGCACCAGGTTAAACTCGACAAGCTACGGTCTTTACCTGTGAACCCTGAAACCGACATCGAGATCGAGGAACTTGAAACTGACATCCAAGCACTTTCGGCACCTGTTACAGCGAGCCTTGAAGAGGTCCGGAAGTTAAACCAAATCATTGAGAATATCAAGGTCAACAATGGAATCACGGAACTAACGCCCGAACTGATCGAGGCATCTGAGATTAAGCACCATCTTCAGTGCGCGTTTAGATTGGGGTACCGCGATATCTCCGTTGGGAGCAGACTTGGTCACGGGGTTATAGAATACTTCGAACAGTGCGGGATACACCCGCAGGTAGCGTTGAAGGACTTGGAGGAGTATTTTATTTCGTTACAGCGTCTCACCAACCCACCTGGCATATCTCACCTCTACGAATTTCTGGACCGGATGTACGAGAGACATAAGGATGCCTATTTGGAGATCGTTAGAATAAGCGGTACTATGAAGGAGGCCTAAATGCCGGTGTCATACTATTTGGCAGGTGCATGCTCAACCGTAGCAGGGTTTTTGTTCTTACTGGTGTTCCGCCGATTTGACGACGTGTGGGACGAGATCGGCAAAAAAGTGAGTTCGGATGGCTGCGACCGCCAACATGCAAACGACAGGCGCAACCAAGAGCGAACGGTGGAGCATCTGGATCGGATGGATGCACGGATCACTGAAGTTCTTCAGGCCATCGCGAGGATCGAGTCCCGCCTGGACATGGAAACAAGATCTTAATCTCGGATGCCATGAGGAGGAAGAGAGCATATGCATGTTCAGGAGTCTGTAATTCTGCTGGAAACGCTGTCCAAGCATCGAAGTGACTAAAAGCTACTGCCTCTCGGGTTAGGCTCCTATGCGGGAAGAACATTTCAGTTGGGTCAACCAAAAGGTTACCGCGCTGCACCAGACGCACTTCGACGTGGATGTGGTTCGTTATCCCAGGATACCTCTTTTGCAGACCCTCGGCGCGGGCGATGGTCTGCCCGCGCCGAACAATCTGCGGGGGGAGCGCCGGGTCGCAAAGACTGGCATATAGTTTTAAAATCGGTAATTGTACCGTCCCCGTTATCCTGAAACTCATTAGCAGTGTAGTGGGCCGGTCGCCAATTAGCTGTCAGATCGAATTTTTTTATAAACTCTTCCGGGGAAACCATAATTGGTTTATCTCGCAATACAGAAATAATCGTCATTGCTGTTCTCCTTTTTATTTTTTAAAATGATCAAATGACTCAAATTGCCGAATGATCCATCATTGTCCGCGGCGAACTAAACGAACGCAACGGCCGTTGCCCTCACCCCAGCCGACGCGGCCGAGGTCGAAATAGACGTACCACGCCCCGCCCCCGGAACGTAAATCGGAACTCCAAATCCACCATTGTTCCTCATCGAAAATCAGGTTGATATGTAAACCCCACATATTCGCTCCTATCTCCATCAACGACAGCAATTCTTCCATGGTAGGCAGTCGCCAATCTTTGAACCCCCCGAGTTTTTTTATATTCATTTCTTTCACATAAGCCGGCACGTCCTTGAGACATAGCCCTTTATCCGAGCCGGATTGTTCCCACATCAAACCGGTTTTAAAATCGGTAATTGTACCGTCCCCGTTATCCTGAAACTCATTAGCAGTGTAGTGGGCCGGTCGCCAATTAGCTGTCAGATCGAATACACTTTTTGACTCTTCCGAGGAAACAGTAATCGGTTTTTCTCGCAATGGGAGAGCTATCTCAATCTTTTCGCTTTCTGTTGTTTTTATCAGCGGCCCTCTTTTCGGAAGTTTATCTACTCTAAGTTCGAAAGTCCTCATTATTCCCCCAAAAAAACCTTTAACAACAGAACTTATATGCTCGTCGATTAAGTCAACTCCAACCCTTTCAATAAATTTATCAGCGATCGACAAGATTTTTTCCGTTATGCTTTGCTGTGTGAATTTTTTTCGTAGAAAATCCTTTGTTGTTTCGGTTACAATACGATTGTAATGATGTGACAGGTCTCTGAATTCCTGAGAATCTTCAAGGCCTTCCCTCAATTTTTTGCCCTGCAAACTGTCGGCGATACCTCCGATCATCAATCCAACATTTTTTTTAACAGTGATTTCAACATACTTTTTTTCATCTTCAGATAACATTCTTTTCGACAATGCTTTTACGGCAGACCCAATCGCCTGTTTTCTGATCTTTATTTCGACTTCAGGTCCGGCACTTTTACAGTATTTCTCGAACTCTTCCAAGTTCATGTTAATTATCACCTTGCCGTTCATTGATTTTTTCCTTTCTTTAACCAAATTCCAAAAAAAAATAGTCAAATGACTCAAATTGCCGAATGATCCATCATTGTCCGCGGCGAACTAAACGAACGAAACTGACGCTGAGCTTATACCAGTAGACGAGGCCGTTGCTGAAATAGACGACCCACGCCCCGCCCCCGGAACGTAAATCGGAACTCCAAATCCACCATTGTTCCTCATCGAAAATCAGGTTGATATGTAAACCCCACTTATTCGCTCCTATCTCCATCAACGACAGCAATTCTTCCATGGTAGGCAGTCGCCAATCTTTGAACCCCCCGAGTTTTTTTATATTCATTTCTTTCACATAAGCTGGCACGTCCTTGAGACATAGCCCTTTCTCCGAGCCGGATTGTTCCCACATCAAACCGGTTGTAGAATCTAAAATCGTACCGTCGCCGTTATTCTGAAACTTATTAGTAATGTAGTGGGCCGGTCGCCAATTAGCTGTCAGACCAAATACACTTCTTGACTCTTCCGAGGAAACCGTAATCGGTTTTTCTCTTAACGTAGAAATATCCGCCTTTTCGGTTCTATGAAGTTTATCAATTTCGTCATTCTTCCCTTTTTCGTATCCGATCCTATAAGCTTCGCAAATCTTTTTGATTTCTGTCATCTTCATTTTGTTTTCCTTTCCTTTCTTTTAAAATGCTCAATTACTTTATCTTTCCAAGGACATTGGCGACCTTGGCAAGGCATCGACTTTGCTCCCTTTCCAGTAAACCACGATCTCCCATGACACCGCCTCGTATCGGTATCGCGAGCGGGGCATTTTTCGGAAAGCCTGACTTTTTCGGTCACGGCCACAACGTCACCAAATAGTCCATCAACCATTTAATATCAATCCTCCTTTTCCTGCATCTGTCGGGGAGAAACATATTGACGGAAAATGAAATCCTCATTATGTCGCACTCGTTAAGGCTTTTTTTGCCAATAGTTTCAATTTTTCGCCTCATGTCGCGATGGTCAATATACCACTCAAATCCATCAATCTGGATCAGAAACCCGAAATGTGTATTCTTCGTTTCAAGCGCGGAAAGTTTTTCCATCATTTCAAGCTGGCCCGGGTTTTTCGGGTCTCCGGAAGAAACCCGAGTAAAAGGGAAATTATTCGATTTTAGCTCTTTAGCCTCCAAAAATAGAACCGATTTATCCCCGAAAATGATCATATCCGCAGGGTTGCTTGTCTTCAGCCGGATCATCTTACCGTCGGGGCCGGTCCTTGTGGAACCGTCTTTCATCCGAATGCACATTAGACCCTGTTTTTCGCATGAATTGACTATCAAATCCTGAAATTTTTGTCCTTTTTTTCCCATTGTTTTCATCCTCGACTTTTTTGTAATGATTAAGCATGGTGGTGGGGCCTCGCGTATGTCCATCGCTTAGCGTGTAGGCGGTTAGCACCTCGATTGATTCAATCTTAAAACACTCCCCTGTGTGAATACTCTGGACGGTATCGCCTTCTTTAAGCATTCTTTACTCCTTTTGCTTTACTATCTTTTCATACAAGCCACAAGCCGGATTTATGACCTTGATTTTCAATTTCAGATTTTGCGTTCGTCCACTCTGAATAATACCACAATATTGTATTATCCTTAGACCCTGTGCCCATCGTTGACGATGCTTGCAAGTCCGGCAGAATTCACCTTTCCCTGGCCTCGTTTCATCGAATTTTTCGAACAGTTTTAATTGCATTATTCCACCTATTTTACTTCCTCAATCCAATGAACCGCCACTGGAAACTTTTTATTACTGTTCTTCACAATTTCCTCGATCTGCCACTTGTAATCGCTGGGCATACCCTGGCCCTCAAGCCCTGTATTAAGGTTTTTCCATTTTATGATCCATTGCCGTTTTTTTGGAAATTTCATATCGCCTTATCTTAGCTTTTTAACTACGTTTAGAATAGACTCGATATCATCGATTGCAAGCCTTATATCTGCGATATCCGAATTTATAACACACACCTTGCGAGGCTCGACCCATACAGAACCAGCCGTTGCCCCCTCTGAGTCATTTATAAGTTCCCGCTGCTCTATTGCAATAGTGAGCGATTCGCATCTCTTCTTAAATTCTTTTCTAATTTTTGCCAGTGTTAGTTTACTTATAAAAATCACATCTCACCCTTTTATCATTCATAAATAAATTTAGACAACGTGCCATTTTAGAGCCTAAAAGGAGACGGAACAGCCTCCCACAATTTAGGCCATGTTCCGAGATCACCAGACATTCCACGATCAACGGCACACGAGGCACACACAATTTTTCCGTCGTAAGTGGGGAGCGGTGTCTCAAGTTTTTTCCGGCAGTCATCACAAAAATCATCGTTTTTCATTTATCCCCCTAAAACCCCATAAATTTTGGTTGTCGGTTAAATTCTGCCTCCGCCATCATAACCGGCTCAAAAATAGGCGGACCGAATCCCTGATCATCCTTAAAAAATAGACCGACTTCTTCATTCATTTTTGCCGGTGTCATGATGATAAGATTAAAATTAGTGGATTCTTTGTCCTGATACATTTTATAATAGAGTTTTTCTGTATCCACGCTTTCAGACATAACCGGCTCAACAACAGGGTTTTTAAAAGGACGGTAGTCTAACGCCTCGGCTATCGCCCTGTAAGCCTGTGCCTTTGTACCGAATGCTTCGGCTGATGATTTGATAAGTGTTCTGCCTGGGTCGCCGTCCCAGGGAGCTATCCATACGCCTTCTTCAAGTTTTACAATGTATTTTTTAGTCACGATATCACCATTTCCCCAGAACTTTCTTTTATGCCTTCGACTTCATGATCCTCCCATAAATATTTAGAAAGAAGATCAATAATCTTATTCGAATCCGCAGCATTTAAAACCGCGATTATATTAACCGCGTTTTTTATTATTGCATAATTAATCTGTTCTTTTGTCATGTCTACCTTCTCCATTTTTTCCGTTATTATACTATAATTAATCAACGCAGTTGCATGGTGGATACCGGTCAACATCGAACAATACGTACTGTTTTCCGTCAACGATTGACTCCAATCTGCCGCCTTTGACCAGCGACAACGGCCTTTTCCCTTTAGCCTCTCGATATTCCATGTTTTTTGATTCTAATTTTTGAGCTTTACAAAATAGATGGGGGTGGCACATCCTTAACTCAACCCATTGCGCGCGCCTTTGGAAAGGGCAAATGTAACACCCTGACTTTATCGGAACGTCAAGACCATGCCTTTTAATCAACTGCTTACAATCTTGTCTGCTCATTTCAGCCTCAAGCAATGGAAACCTATTTTCAACCCCATTTACAATGCTTATTTTCGCCCTTTTAATTTCGTCCATGTCTATACCTATCATGTTAAAACATGGTTTTTGATAGTACTTCATAATTGGGTTTATTTTGAATTGTGTAGTACACCACCTTATCATCATGCTGGGAACCATAGATTTGCTTAACGCATAGTCGTATAGGTTCGAAAAGCCTTGCTGCTCTGGCAACAAGACAGTGATTTTAGGGTATCCGTGGAGCCTGGCCCATTCCTGAAACTTTTCGAAATATTCGTAGGTTTCGGGCCAGTCCGTGCCGTGGTTAACGAAAACAGCCTCGAATTTTACTTCCGACTCAACAAGATAGAGATACATTGCTACAGAATTAACCCCGCCGCCGAAAGATAAATAATTTTTCATGCCCCCGATTCCTCCAATTCTTCAACCATCTCAGTTTTCCGCTGCCTACCCGATCACCACGACATCCAGCGAATCCCGCAACGCGTTGAACTCGTCAATCATCATCGGGTTGCAGATTGATCTCGTCCCAAACTGTTCAACGCCTCCACAATGGCCGCATCGGGCAACCATAACCTGCGTTGTAAATTCCGGAACCGTGAAGTCCATCGCCCCCGACGGTTTAAGCCTTGGAACGAGCGCATTGAGCCCATAAAGAGGCTTTCTTGTCTCGGTCTGTATCTGCGGACCTTTTGATCTCAAACGCCCGTAAACCGGGTTCTTGATCCTGTATTCACCTCTCAATGCTCCCGACCCTTCGCAGAACTCGCAATTGACGGCCCCGGCCTCTTGGGGGTGATCGGTCATCCAGTGCTGACAAGAGGCCTTGATGGCCTTCGGGAGGTTGCCAGGGATCTTATCGAGATTGTTCTCAAAGTCCTCCTTAACATACGCTATTGCGCCCGAGTCGAGGTGTTTGACCTTGTCATACCATTGCCCGACTTGGTTCTTCGTCGGCTGCTTTCTGCCGAAATATTCAAAAAGATCATTTATGAAATAATCAAAGGTGTTTGCGTTCATTCAATCAATCCCTTCGAGTCAATATTATTTGACTCACAAAATTTTATGTATTCATCAGTTTTCCCACACAGGAAAAGTTTCATAGCCCCCTCTTCAGCGCTCACCCCACCCGCATCTCTAAACGCCTGTCGGATCTCCGAAACAGTTGGAACGTTCGGATATGTGGCCGTCCGCGTGTTTATAATGTGTCGGGCCGCTGTCTGGATCTCCTCGATTTTCATGTCTGAAAGAACTTTGAATTTCATTTCGAGGTTTTCCGCCGTAGGTGTTCCCTGGTACTCACCTGCCAGGGCATACATAATTTTAGCAAATTTGAGCTGGTCCGTCGGTGTCAATTGGGATCTCCTTGCTTAAAAAGTTTTTAAAAGCATCCTGTCTCTGTGTTTCTTGTTTGCTCATCGTTTCAGCCCGTTGCCCTTGCTTTTGATCATCCCTGAACCATACGCCCCTCATTTTCTGTTTCCAGTTCTTAACCTGATTCCCTTTCGAATCTTTCCATTCGGCCTCTGCGTAATATTCGAAGGCCTTTCTTCCGAGGTCACCCGGGAAATCGTTTTCAAGAAAAAAACTAATAACATCTTCGAGTGTGGGGGGTTGAAATTTTTTCTTTTTTGGTTTCATTTCTGTTTCTGTTTCTGTTTCTGTTTCTGTTTCTGTTTCTGTTTCTGTTTCTGTTTCGTCGATGGGAATTGTCGAGGGCTCGGAAATGTGTCGCGAGTGTGTCGCGAGTGTGTCGGAATCAGGTTCCGGGTTCCTCTGTTTTGACGGCCTGTCAACCTTTTGGTGCTTCAGGAAATGGACAATATTATAAAAAATCTCGTTGCTGTGTGAGTAAGTTGTTATTGCCCCGATCCCCTCAAGGTCGCGTATCCACCCATCTACAACCTTTCGCCCAATGTCCTCGTCATAGGGAAAGATATTGTTTTTCAACCAGACAGGGTGCCCCTTGACATTTCCAAAATCATCTGAGCATTTCCATAGCCCGATAAAAAACAATCGGCAGTCTCTTGATACGCTTGCAAGCTTTTCGTCGTCGAAAAATTCAGGTTTAATCATTCGTGATCGAGCCATGTTTGACGGCCTTAATTTTATAGATGTGGACTCGCGAGAGTGTCGCGAGAGTGTCGCGAGAGTGTCGCGAGAGTGTCGCGAGACGTGTCGCGAGACGTGTCGCGAGACGTGATCGCCAACATTTTTTTATTCATATCAAGCCGCCCTCTCCCGGTCGTCGCAATATCGATTCATCACCCAAGCAACCCAAGTCCAAAAACCATTGAACCCGTCAAGCTTCATAACCTTTTTCCATTTTTCGTAAGTCTCCAAATCGAGTGACCCAGAAATACGCTTTATCACGGTAAACCTCCTTGTGTAAATTAATGTTTAAATATGTATAATGTGTAAAAATATGATTGTCAACCTTTTTCTTCATCAATAATATCGATCATTTCCGACAATCTCCGGTTCATCTGATCGGTGAGGAGTTCCCTGCCATTATCGTCAAGGACCGGCATAGCCGTCAGAAGAAATTGCATCAATATAATCTTGACATATTTTCCGCAATGGGGCCGGATCAAAAACCGGGACCTGCTCAGGCTTTTCCTCTTTTGCTTTGATCGCCGCTCGTTTTTCAAGCTCATCCGTTAGCTGTTCGTTTGTAAAATTTTTCATTCTAAGTTCCTCCGATTAGAAACATAATGTCAATGATCTGTGGCAAGCGAAGCGACGACCATAGAATTATTTTATTATACATTTCCACCGATACAACGATCTATTTCGCAATCCGTTTCTGTGTCTGGTATTCGACTTTCGTTTTCTATTTGATATTGAATGATTCTACCCCTCATTAGACGGATGGCCTCCAGATGCTCGTCACCGCAACCAATTTTTTCACACTCTTTGATGTAGGCTGTTAACATACTTGGTACTGCTTTGTCTTTGGCGCAGAATACCACTGCATTTTCTTCGGTATAAACGCTGTTCTTGCATGGGTTCGTTGCTACAAATTTGAATTTACGGTCAATCATTTTAAAGTCTCCTTTAAGGTATAATATGCTGTTCAGCAGCAGGGCTTTTTCTGCATGCTGCAACTGCTGATTAGCGGGTTAGCCCTGCGACACACCTTTTGATCTCTGAACCAATCCATTTTGTATAAGCTGGTGGGATAGATTGTGAAAGCATCCTAAGATCTTTAATCCAGTTGATACCCATTGCTTTTTGCTGCACGTCAATTTTTATATTCCACCGCCCGACCTCGACAGTGCCTCTACAAAGAACACGAGGACCTCCACGCTCTCTTGACCGGCCACCTGGGAATCTGTTCGGCTCCCATACTTTATGGTTGCACTTTGACGGTGGCTTGATACCCATGTTACTTTCAAACAATCTATGTCTTTGAACATCAAGGCCAAACATTGACCCACATAGTACAATTGGATCTACTAACGGAGCTCCTACAACATTTTCAATAACGTAAGGCAACCCACTATCCTCCAAAACATCCCGGGTCGGATCTAAAAGATTTTGATATCGGTCTTTCAGGTCTTTCCTACAATTTTTATATTTGGTAAAATGCTGGCATGGAGGGCTTGCGTGAATAACGTCAAACTCAGGCCAGTGAGTTAGGGCATATTCAATAGCGTCTCCCTCTATGAACTCGAAAGGATATTCTTTTTGATGTGAGATATCTACGCCAACAACTTCATATCCGGCAAGAGAATACCCCATACCAGCTCCACCAGCGCCGCAAAATAAATCTAAAAGTCTCATCTTCCCCTCCTATAACCAGCTCATCCGGTTCATGCAGTTGATTAGCCTGGCGCGGCTGTTTGCGTCCTGAGCTAATGTGTTGATCCCCGGCCCTGAATCGGTATGGAGAATCAAGGCCGGGGATCTTATGTCATGAGGCTGTCTAATATATATTTCCCCAACTCCGGAAGAACACAATTCCTCAGAACTTGGCGTTTGTTTTTTATTTCTGACTCGTATGTTCCCAGTGGTTTAAGCCCCCTTTCGACATGTTATCTTCTTGATAGACCTCTCATGCTTTTTGTTATTTCCCGCAATTCTACCGCCTTAATAGCGAAAGAATTTTCATAATATGCCATATCTTGTTGCTGGAAGATGCGGGCTTCATTTTCGTATCTCATCCCCTGAACCTCAATACAAATAATCTGTGCTTCATTCACCAATGCTTCAAATTCTATTGCTCTTAATTCTTTATCCATTTTAAACCCTTTCGATTCTCTGAAGTTCTCGCGTCTCTATTGCCACCATAAGGGCCGAAACTCTGTTACTCAATTCGGATTTTAGTCTCGACATCTGTTTTTTGTCGATAATCACTTTCATACGCCGCCAACTCCGGAAGAACACAATTCCTCAGAACTTGGCGTTTGTTTTTTATGTGTTGACGCTAAAAAATGCTGTCGCAAACCCCTGAGAACATAATGACCTGAAATCAGCATCATTTTTAACATGATCTATAAACGGCTTGAACTCTGGTATGTTGTGAATTGCTGATTTGTGCAAAAATGCAAATCCCGGTTTCGGTCTGCCAGGCCTAATGTATAGCTTGTCATTTTTTGGGACATCATCCCACTTAGTGTATAGCTTTTCTGGCATGATGAATTTACCCCATAATGCTGTTATTTTAGTCCACGGATCACCGTATTCCCACGGTTCATAGGTTTGTGCCGGCTTTCCTATAAAATCTTTAAGCTTACCAGTAGCCGGGTTTTCGATAACCCAGAACTCAGGGGCGCATTCGTTTATTATGCGTATGCATTCGTTAACCAAGAACATCCCACCAGAGCATTGATCCGCTGTCTTTTTAAAACCGGTGGCTATACTGAATTGGGTACAGACCGGATTTGCAATAATACCATAAACCTTTTTTGGTGGGTGGTAATTTTCAACTCCAATATCTGACCCAATAAGCCTTACATCATAACCTGCACTTTTAAAAGGAAGGGTGTCAGATCCTATGTCGGCACAAAGATGCAAAATTATTTTATCACTACCCATTTCATTTTTCTCCTTTCTATTAAATTGTTTTTATCCCCGGCCCTGAATCGGTATGGAGAATCAAGGCCGACACAGCAACAGTCAAATAATATTTGTCAATTCGATCAACGCTGACCGGCCATATTTTAGCCGGTCATCTTGAATGTTTTGTCATTGGGTATAACAAGCAAAATCAAGCTGACCATGAACCAGTTTTGTTGGTGTTGGCTGGATAATCCTTTAGAAATCCCTATCAGCACCATATATTGTGCCGATATCAACCCCCAGGGCCCGGCCTAAAGAGGCGAAATACTTCTTCGCTGGTTTTGTTCTTCCGGCCTCATAATTGGCAATGCAAGAGTGCGTTACCCCGATTCTTTGGGCCAGTTCTGTTTTGCTCAGTGTTATAGCCATCCTTAACCGTTCGAGCTTTTTACCCTCCTTTTTATATTTGGATAGATCAAAACTGTTAAAAAAATCGAACAGAGCGTGGTCCTCAACCCCGAGTTTGAGAGCAATTCTTTTCCGCAATAGTTGGCCCGGCTTTGCTTTCCGGTTTATATACCTGTTAATGATAGGTATCCCAACCCCGACGGCTTCAGCAAATGTTTTTTGCGTCCACCCTCTTTTTTTGATAAGTTCTTTTAACATTTCATCCTCTCAAAACGGCATATCATCTTCAGCAACTTCCTGATTTTGCCCCGGCCCTTGATACTCGTTCCCCGAATCCTGCGGTTGTTTCCGCTCCGTGGCCCGATCACCTTTCGAGTCCACGAAAGAAAAAGTATTCACAATAATATCAGTCGTATAATGCTTTTGCCCATCCTTTTCATATTGACCATAGGACAATTCTCCTTCGATATACAGCATTCGCCCCTTGCTTAAATATTGTGCGATGACTTCGCCGCGTTTATCGAAAGCTGTGCATCTGTGCCATGCTGTCACTTCCGTTCCGTCTTTCTTTTTTTTGGAAGTCGCAAGGGAAAATTTACATACCGCCATTCCAGATTGTGTGTATTTAAGTTCCGGGTCCTGGCCCAGTCTTCCGAGGATTATCACTTTATTTACTGACATTTTACATCCTTTCGTGTTCCTTTTATTCCACACCCGCTAAAGTGGCCTCGCGGGTGTGGAGTTGGATTATACTCTGTTTCTTCGCTTACTTGCAACGGTCATTTTGCAACGCATTCCCCGCCAACTTACCTACAGCTCCCGATAAAGACACAACTCTTTCAAGACAAATTTTCCGGAATGCCTCTTCACAGTCCTTTTTATTTAGAAAGTAATTCGATGCATTGTTGGAGTCTATTTTATCCTTTGCAACAATTAATACCCTCATAACGTTTTAAGTCAGCCGCCGAGTTTCGAGGTCGGCTGGACTGACTGGTTATATTTTATGCCATCCATACCGGCAACTGTGGAATGGGCATCCAATATTGCGGAGTCCCATCAGACATACTCCCCGGATGCCATCCCTCACCATTGAAATGGGCAAAGTCCTTGCAGCCCTCTTCTGTGTGGACTAAATAAGTATCGTACTTATCAGGTGCATTGGCACAATGCGTAAACTCTCCATCTAAACATTTTTTTGCAGTCATTTGCATCTCCTATTGTTTTGCAATATAACGCCGGTAATCACCTGCAAAAGCCGCACGATTAAGCCATATTGTGAAAAATGACTGCGGCTTTTGTCTGTGTGAATTACCTTGTTATACATCGTTAATTTCATTAAGTGTATTTTCGAGCACATCTTTGAGCATGTCAATAGCAACACATCTTGCGGACGGATAGTCCGTTGCCGTGATGCCGATTTTGTTAAAGAGTCCGTAACAAGATACGAATAATTGATCTCCACTACCTACATAATTATGAACAATCAGCTTAAATCTACCTATCTCAAGGATAGAAGAACATCTTTTCCCACCGCTTTTTTCATCCTTCCAGTTTTTCATGATTACCTTTCATTAAAGCTGTATAACAATTTATTATCAGGTCAATATCTATTTAATCGCCAGCTCCCCCGTTCCTGTTTAAAACGGGGGGAATTAACTTTATTCAATAATTTTAAGTTTTAAGTTTTATCAGTTTCGCCGCCCGCGCCCGCGCCTCAGCCTTAGCCGCCTTCGCCCTTGCCGTCATCCGTATGTTGTATTTCTTGATCATGTGTTTATCCTTTTGCAGTTGATCGTGCTTTATAAACTCTTTGCCGTACTGATCACATTTAAAGAGTGCAAGATGAACCGCATATCCGCTGCGGTCAATGCGTTCAAATCACATATTTCAAACGCAATCTGCCTGATCTCTTTTTCGCTCAGTTTCCATGCTACGGAATACATCGGCTGTAAGTCCTTGTCCGCTACTTTGGGGAGCATATTTTCAAGCTTTGGGTATTTTTCGGGTCCTGGGCTGGTTCGGTAAACTTGTTTCATTTCAGGGTTGCCGGCTAAAACGTCGAATGCTTCGGTGGGATCTGCTCCTCCGCCCTGAGTTGTGGGCTGGTTGGTCTTGGCGTAGATATCCACTCCGACCACCGGAGATGCCGGCAGTGCTTTTGTATCGAGTCTGGGTAAAAGTTGTGAATCGTCAATATCAGCATCCGAAACAGTTGTTCCGGAAATCCGTGCAAGCACCCGCGAAAAGAGTTTTGAAAGTGCTTTACCAACAACCCCATCGTCACCCATACCGGAATTGACCTTGATCTTAAAAAACAATTTGTCTTCTCCATGACCGATTGTAAAGTCTTTACCACCTTTTTTCCACTGCGCATAGCACTGAACTTTAGCAAACGAGACGGTTTCAATTTTTTTCCATTGATGCCGCTCCTCTGTGTCAAATATCGGGGTTGTATTTTGGAATGTAAAATCAAAAACGTCTTTAAATTCAACTATTTTCCGATATTTTCCATCTTTCCCAGGGTAAAAACGTGAAGCGATAATGTTGAATTCACCCCCGGCGATACGGTACCCCTTCATCATCCCTTCAATGCAGCATTCCTTGACCTCATTGTACGTATACGGGATTATAGTTTTCGGCTTATATGCCCCCTTTGCCGCAGCGATTGCCGCCGGTGACCGGTCCGTGATGAACCCGAGGGGTGAATCTTGCATTGCTTCGACTGTCGCACGGATTTCGGGTTGATCGAGGATGACTCTCAAGGCCTCAATTCCCTTGGCGATGATAAACCCGTCCTTGAACGAAGTTATCGCAGTTCCGGCAAACGGAACGCAATAGTTAACTACCTCGTCAAGGCTTTCCGAAGCCTTTTCCATTGCTTTCATGTCGATGTTCGCTAAAAATGCTGGTGTTTTAACTATCTCATTTTTCATTTGTTTAATCTCCTTTTAAAAAGTTTTTACCAACCCGGAACGCTCAGGCATTGCCGTCCTTTGGGGTATCGCCCAGAATGTTTATGCCATAGGTCGGACTTTAGGCATTCAGAATATGCCCTTTTCGCCTGATCCATTTTCAATTTCGCCCGGGCTGCTGATCTCGAATCGATGGAGAATATCCCGACTTCATAGGGCGGTTCGATTTCCACGGCAATAAAAACAAAGTCCTCATATTCATGGTGTACGCCGGTGTGGGCCGTCACCACGTCGCAATAATGCACCACCTGAATATCATAATCGAATTTGTGAATCTGCCGTGGGAACCCCCCGTAGGAGGCATCAACTGTTTTTTTCACGTCGGTAGTGACCGCTCCACCGGGTAAATAATCGGGCCGACATTTTTCCATAATTCCAAGATCTTCGTTGTAGATGAAAAAAGAACTTTCCGGAATTCCTCCTGTGAGATATCGTGCTGCTTCCGGATCGGACAAGACGGCATCACGGGCACAACAGATATGACGATACTGCGAATCGGTAAAGATCATTTCGTCGGTCGCCGGAATTTCGAAAGGTACCGGATCTTCTGGGAAATACTTCACCCATTTTTCCGCAAGCTTTCCAAGTGCCAACGGATTAAATTGATCAATTCCAGCATCGATTAATTTTTTTAAGCCGGGTTTTTTCAGGCTTTTGAAACTATCGTATTGCTGACGGCAGGGGCCATCGGTTTTTACGACTTTAAGGAACCTATCAGGCTCAAGTAAGGCCATATGCAGCCCGGTTCCTTCGTCCATATTGCTTGTCGCTGTTTTTGAGGCCTTTTGCCTGAAGTGGGCCGGTGAGTCCAGTACGTCACAAATTCGGCCTTTCGACAGGGCGGGATCATTGATATAATCCGAATGTGAAAGGTTCGGATAAAATCCTGGTTTGATCGGCTTAATCGGATAAGTCAACATAATCAATCTCCTTTATTTAAAGCCAACAATCACCAACCGTACCCCAAGACAACGCCCACCAAAATAAAGCAAACGGGACCGGTTATTTTCGCGTAAAATTCAGATATTTTTTTCATCAATTTTCCGTCACAAAGCACGAATTGATCCGATTGACCAGCTTTTCCTGTTGCATTTTCAAGCTCCTTTTTAGCCTTAACAATTTTTAACGTTGATATTAATTACCGCCAATATTTTATCAATTTCTTTATCGGCCCACCATCTTTCGTCTGTCCCGGTTGCCTTACCTAACCTAACCGCGACGCTCCACGACGGCCTAATATAGGGATGCTTACGATTTAATATCATAGACAGATACCCACAAGCGATCCCGGCGGCATCAGCGATATCCTTTTGTTTGAAATACGATTTAATTTCCGTTCCGTTTGTTTTCATATTCCGGATATTAATCCAGCCGAATCCGGATGTCAAGAAGAAAAAATCAATGGGATAAAATAAAAATTCAATGGGATTGAACAAAAAGGCTTGACGTAATGCCGGATGCAGCGGCCCACGCCAGCCACCCGTCTCCGCCGTCTGGATCTTCATGCTGGTTCCTTCTTCTGAGGGTAGAAAAAAAAATTTAAATGGCTTTTTTATTGGTTGGGGGGTAGTACGGATTTTCGGGGCTTGTTCTACACTTGCATTTTTCACTGTTTTACGGTTGTACTTTTCACCGTTTTACGGTTGTAGGTAAACTTGTGCAGGGGTTGGTCTGTGATTGATTGATTGAAACGTATATAAGGTATACGCTTATTTTTTACCCGTCCACGTATACAAGTGTTACAGTTGGCACACGATATGCAATAGAGAGTTGACAAGAAAACAACGAAACGGAACAAAACGAAAACAACGACAAAGGAGACGGCACATGAAACGGAATATCGATATTGAGGATAAAAGAAAACCAGTCAAAATTCCGGGTTATGTCCCCGGGTACAGCCTAAAAAAACAAGCAATCTAAAAAGGGGGAGGGTGGTTAACGATGCAAACACTAACTTGCCAAAACAGACCGTTACACAATGTCGGGGGAGTTAAAAAAGTTCTTGCCGCATTTGCTCCCTCCCCCCATACTTGCGTTGTCAGGGTTTTTTCCGACGGACAAGAGACGATATTCTTTTCTTCTGGCGGGGTAATGTGCGCATTTTCAGAGGGCCGGGGGGTTGTGGGCATCGACGGGTTACTACCCTCGATGCGGCTACCTCCGGGGGCCGAGATTGAAATTGGCGGAAGGTCGCTAAAGGGGTTAAAATGTTCGAGGACGTAGTAATATCAATCATATTAACGATGTATGCAGTTTTATTGTGGGCGCTGATTGCGTCGGTATAGAACGAGGAAGAAAACAAAACCAAAAACACCAAGGAGATTGAAACTATGAAATACGACATCAGAATAAACAACATTTTTTTCAAAGAAATTGAAGGCGAAAACATGGAAAAGGCGCTTAATAATTCCGGGATGGACGTTGATTTCACGTCCACAGGGCCGGACTGCGGGCGTATCCATTATGACAGACTCGATATAGCCGAAATGCTGGGTACAGACACGTCCGACGAATTGATCGATTCAGTGAAGTATAGCAGCTCGGTATCTGTCGAGTTCGGCCCCGTCATTGAGACCGATTATTAATCGCATTAAATAAAAAAAGGAGCCACAAAATGAAAACATTGAAAACAGAATTGAAAAGAACAACCACGGAAATGCATGCAAAAAAAGCCCTGATCGAAAGATCAATCACAGAGAGCCAGTTATATCAATACCTCACCGCAGATTCCGGAAATTTCGCGGGGATATATAAGGACGGATCTTTTTTAATCGGGCAGGATGTCGGTTCCGAGATCGACGACGACGAAAAGCCGGTTATCAGGATCGAGTGCCCGGGAACCGCAAATATGAGCCTCGATTTTTATGCCGAGGGTTGGACCGAATTTATTGAGGAATCCGGAAAACACAAGGTTGTATCGGATGTTGCCGGGTGTGATGCTGGAGATATGCTCGACATTGAAGACTGCATCCGCCTCGTGTGCGCTGATCCTGATTGTGATGTTTCGGGAGAAATTGAAGACCTTCGGGGAGAGTTTTTAAGGTCAAATTACGGAGAATAAATTTACGAAATAAGCCCGGAGGAATTCCGGGCATCAAAAATAAAAAAGGATCGGAAACCATGGAAACCATGAAAATCAACGCTGTACTGGCAATCGAGGGAGAGGGGAAAAGTCTATCCGTTTTCGCTAATCGAATCGGGCTTTTGCTTAGGGCCTCGCAAATTAACTCCCGGCCTGATAATCTCATGCCCGACAGCGCGGACCATTGGAGATGCACGTTATGCCGGCCGATTGAGGGTAGTAATTCGCCCAAAACAACTACGTTTTTCTACTCTTGTGGAAGTGGTTTGGAGGGGCGGAAACCGGGATTGCTTGCTTTGCTTGAGTGTCTGCGTCAAGATGCATTGTGCATCGAGCTCGGCGCGGGATTTACGGAAAGTGGTTTTTTTTTGTGGGCGGATGATTTAGGGTATAACTTGGATTCTAGACGCGCGGAAAAGATTTTCCGCGCGTGTCTAACCGAAACTGAAAAACTACGTTCTTTTTTCGGGTGTTACTTCAACGAATTTTTAAACTGTGAGGAGGAGGAATAACATGTATAGATTAAAAGATTACAGGTTCCAAGGTTCGGATGTGGTAGGGAGAGAGAGGAAGGCCAACCACAATTTTACTTCGAATATTTCCATTTTTGTAGCATATAAAAATCAAGTTATCCGCATTGTTAGCTTAGACTTTTACGACACTCAAGCACGATGTCTGGGGGTTATCCGGGTCAGCGATGAGCGGAACAGAGTTGATATTTTCGATTACTACAAAACCAACCAATATCATTCGGATATCGTTAACTACTTTTTTCGAGTTTTCGGGCTTGGGGGTTTTACAGGGACTGAGCATCGCGACATTAGTTATTTGCTTGATACTTTTGCTAGACGGCAGGGTTATTTATATCCTCAGATATACACGTCGGGGAGGGGCTAAAATGGAGGATTTCGGACTACCCAAAGGCGCTCTTTTTTGCCTTGATAGCTTACGGGGCGTGTATATCCCTTGTGAATTCTACGAGTCTTTTAACTGGGATTTGAGCAGCTTAAAAAAAGCGGATTATGTCGAGCTGGCTGACCCTGAACACGAACACTATGACGAAAGTTGGGCCCGGTTACTCGATAACTTTAGTTGTGTTTTGGAGGGTGTGGAATACTATCTTTACCATGACATGGATCTATGGCTAGTCCCGAAGGAGGGGGTGAGTCATGACACCAACTGAGTTAAAGCGCAGGGTTACAGCGACCGGGTCATACTTTTTTGACCGTAGTAGCATGGATTTTTTCGGCGACACAATGGAAAACTATAGATGCAGGTTAGCTATAGTCAAGGGGGTCAAGGTTTGGGAATTGTGGCGGAAAAAGCCCGTAAAAGACGGGCTTAAAGCCTCCGCCTATTTTGACCGCGACACATTTAAACGTGTTCGGGGGGGGAATTGTGGGTAAGGAAAATATAAAGCACGTAAGGGAAGTTGATGACACATTGTGGCGCAAGATGAGACATATTGCGCTTGAGGAGGACGTTCCCATGGGGGCGATTATTGAAAGAGCACTTAAACTACTGCTGGCAGAAAAGGAGAAGGTCGAGAATGAAAAACGAGATAGTCAAGGGTTTACTGTCACACTTTGAGCGCAAAAACATAGACTTTGATGTTTTTTGGGGCGGGTATTGTTACGGAGGGGAAGACGAACCGGTAATCGTGATGGATTGGGACGCCTACCCTTGGTTTGAGACTTTTTTCGGCCGCCTCGGTTATGTCTGCGACTGGCCAGACACCACGGCGCGGTGCGGGGATTGCGGGCGGGCTATAGACACTGGAAACTACTCTTTCCAGGAGTATTTTCTATACGGTGGGGAGATAAGTTGCTGGCATTGCGCGTTTGGTAATGCCGTCGATACTTTTGCTCGGCTGGTCGAGAGTGCCGGGAGCGCGTGCCTTGAAAAGGGCGAAAAGTGGTTGCTCCCGTTAGGGGAGGCCGGATTTATCCGGGACCAGCACGAGTTTCTGGGGCTTGAGGCTTTATTTAAGTACTACCGTCGGGAGTACCCCACAAGACCGGATTTTTTAATTCAGTGCGGTGATGATAACCGCCTGATCTTGTGGATTAAATTTGATTTTGCTCCATCCGCGCATGATCGATATACGGGGCTCGGATACTACCCGGATAAGTGTTTTTACAGCCGTGCAGACTTGTCGGAGTACTGTACCGCTACGGGTATTCCAAGAAGTGATTTTCTGGTTGGGTATTTTGACGGTGGGGGTGAGGGTGATCAAGTACAATTGTATATCAGGGGAACCGTGGCTAAAGAAAATATAAAGCCCGTAAGGGAAGTTGACCCTGTTATGATCTGTATTGTACCGGATGAGTGCGCGGGGGATCCTCGGATACTGTTTGACTGCCCTCGCGAATATGAGCGAAACGCGTATAATGCCGGGGAGGTCTGGGGGTATATCGTAAAAGTGTGCGGGGTTGATATCGCGTCGTGCTGGGGATACTACGGGGCCGAGGGAAAAGTGCAAGCTCAAGTGGACGCAGCAGAGCGGGCCCGAACTTTGCCGGGGTCGAATTTAAAGACGATACAGGCCGCCCAACACCAGTTAAATTGCTTGATACGTGACATTGCCGATTATTAGCCTTAATCCCGATTTTGCCGATTTTGAACCCCTGCCCTCTGGAAAAGGCAGGGGTTTTTTTTTGCTCCCACCAGCCACCAGCCACCAACCGCCAACCACCAACCACCAACCACCAGCCACCAGCACCAACCACCAACCACCAACCGCCAGCACCAACCGCCAGCCACCAACCGCCAACCGCCAACCCGACTACAACTACATCTTGTTTATATCCGACCAACTCATATTTATAGTTATTTCAGTAGCATAAAGCTATATAGTAACTTTAACTCTTTCACCCCTCTCCTATTCCACCAAAACGCTTATGATATCAGATACTTGTATCGATGGCTACATCCAACCCGGAGTGGTTGCAAGTAGCCTAATATATGTCGTAATTAAGTTGGCCCTTTACTTGTGTTTTGCGTGGCGCTAAAGATACGTACATGTGTGCGCACTATGTAAAAGTGCAACATGTGTAAATGTAGGTGTATATTAGGTGTGGGTACAGGTGTGTGGACGGATGGGGGTACGATATCATGCACAGATTTACATCGTTAGC